AAAACTCTAACATTGGCGAAATAATGCCGCCAGCCGTGCGGGAAGTCAAGCAGCCTCTTTCATCTTGTAAATTACGCCGCCAATTGGGCTTAAAGCTCGGGCGTCAATGTCATAGCAAGCGTCGAAACACAGCTGCACGAAAGGCTCCCAATCCCTCCCCCACGCTGTGGAGGGAAGCTTGATGCCGTACTCCCCTTCCATCCATGCGCGGAACACCTCGGGCTTGATCAGCGGATCAGCATTCGAGGACTGCCCGCCCTGGTGCATATACCGATAACGCCGGAACACACCCTTAGCGACATAACTGGCCCTCTCGCGCTTACTTGCAGTCATTCGCTCCACCCGCGAGCAAGCCAAGTTAAAAACTGCCGCCTCCGCCTCTTCCCGGTCATCATCGGTTGGCTCAGCCGCGTACATGGCGTTTCCGAAAGCGCGCAACTGATAGTTGAGGCGCGCGATAGCCGACTGGATCTGGCCGGCCAGGGCTCCGTGCACCGCGTGGTCAGCGGTTGGGCCTCGCTCCGTTTTCTGCACCACCACTCCTAGCTGGGCCGCGTCAGAGGTCTGACCTGGAGCCGGGTTGTAATTACAGTCATGCCAAGCCTGGCGCGCCGAATTGATCTTCATGCTGCTGCCCTCTTAAGCCCTCTGGACTTTTCCCGGTATTCGGCCTTGATAGCCTTGATTTCTTCCACGGTGTACTTGCGCGCCTCATGCGGCCCTTCCAGCCAGGCCACCTGGTCGGCACCGATTCGCAGCACCAACCGGATGCGGTACTCGACCGCGTTGCCCGACAGGTGGCGGTTGCACTTCACACACTGACGATGGATGTTCAGCGGCTCGAAGCGCAGCTCTGGGCACGCACCCACGGACCGGTAGTGACCAGCGTCCCACCGGCTGCCGGTGATCAGGTCGTGATCGCTTGGCAGCGAGTCGCAGCTGATGCAAGGCAGGTGCGCGTCACGCAGGCGAACGTATTCGTTCACTGCGGCCTGAGCTTCGCGCAGATGGTCCGCCCTGCTCTTCAGCCTCTCCTTGCGGACCTTGATGTCCTTGCGCTCTATGTCGGCCAGCGCCTTGCGTGCGCGGACCTGATTGGCCGGCGCATGAGCGATGGCGCAGGCGATCGCCCCACAGACAGCCTGGAAGTCGCGAACAGGGGTGAACTTCACCCGGCATACCTCGCAGCACTTCTTGCGGCGCGTCCGGGCCTGGATTCCGCCAGACTTCAGCGGTGCGGTGCGTTTCAGTTCGGTACGCTTCACGCAGCCTCCTTAAATGCTTCGAACTCGGCCATTTCGATCAGGCGATCTTCGGTGAGGGTCGGCCAGTCATGCAGCACCAGGTACGAGCAGCATTGGCGCCAGAAGTCCTGGAAAACCTCCTCCCCCATCGAATCGTAGGAAAGGCTGCGGGGTGTCTTGCGGGTTAACTGGCCGAGACCGGGGATGTCGAACAGCTCCTCATCGCAGTAAACGCCCGACTCCAGTTGCAGGGCCTTGATAGCGTCGTGGGACTGCTTGCCAGTGAACCGGTCGATGTTCTGGCTCAGCACCCTGCCAAGGCCATGGACGAGACCGTTGAACCGTGGGTTGCGTGGCTGCTTGAGGTCGGCGCGGATCTTCGTGTTGATCCGAAAATCACGCTCACGGAGGATCGAACGATCGGCGTCGGAGGCCGGCACGAACGCGGCTACCTCTTTGCCAGTGGCCGGATCCACCAAGCGGCGTAGCACCAGGTACACCGGCATTGGACGAGGCTTCGCTGACTTAGTCATTGCGCATCCCTCTTCGCTTGCAGTTCTTCGCCCTGTCGGATCAGCAGATCCCGACGCTCGGCCAATTCGTTGGCTGCTTCAATCCGCATCTCTGTTTTCCTTTTGGCGTTCGCCTTCTGCATTTCCAGCATCGAGTCCTTCACCAACTGCAGCTTTTCGCGGAACCTCGGTGTCGGTCGGGTGACTTCGCCAGTGAGCAGGCCTGCAATCGCGCGACCGTCTTCGGTGATCGGCTCAACGCTCAAGTCGGCCAGGTACTTCTTGCCGTGCTCCTGCGGGATTCGTTTCAGCTCCACCGCCCTGGTTACCGCCTGAATGCGGCGGTTTGCGTCGAACCCAACGGATACATGCCAGTTGACCGGCTTTGCGTCTTCACGGGCCTGCCCCACGAACCGCTCGTAAGCGCTGATGAACGCCATGCGGGCGCCGATCTTGTCGCCGACGTCGAGGACGGGTTTCGCGGCGGCCAGGGCCAACTGGATCTCGTCGGTAAGCACCACGGTTTCAAACTCGTCGTTCGTGGTCACGGCGATGGCCCATGCCTCGTCCTTCCCTGGGCGTCCGTCGGCAGCCTGGATACGCTGGAGAATGGCGGCCAAGGTCAGCTTGCCGGTCAGCTCCCGGCGGCAGGCCTTGAGTGCGCCGGCCACGGCATCAGCGGGATAGTCGGCCAGGTCGTCGGCCATCATCTCTGCTGCCTCGGAAGTGATGGTTTGGCCCAGCACCTCTGCCGTGGCGGTAATCGCCAGGGTCAGGCGAGCAATCTGGTCAGGCGCCATGCGTTCAAAGGAACTCATTGGGCTGCCCTCCTGCGCGCTGCATGATCCGTTGCGCCGCTTCCATGCCAGCGGCGAGGTTCGCCTGCTTGCGTTCGATCTGCTGGGCAGTGGTCGCATTCATACGGCGGTTGGTGGCCCACTGGGTGTGGTAAGCCTCGGCTTTGGCCAGCAGGTCGCCGATACCGTGGCAGCCGTTGATCAGGCGCGAGTCGTCGATGGTCAGGAAGTACGCCGCGACGTGGTGGGCAACATCGGCGCCCAGGCGACCGATCAGTTGGCCAACCTGCCCAGCAACCTTGGCGTTCCAGACCGGCCAGGCGTTGTAGCGCTTGCGGTAAGCCATGGCGTAGTTAGCCCAGGCCTTGAAGGTTTTGCAGGACTGGTCTTTCGGGCCTGGCATGTCGGCCGGGATTTCACAGCGCGGTTGTTGCTGGGCGAATGGAACGATCTGGCCCGTCGCGACCTTGGCGGAAGCCTGGGGCGCAATTGGTTCAATGACCGGTTCATTGACTGGTTCAGGAGAGTGACTGGTTCTGGGTGCATCTCCTGCACTACCCCCTGGTGCAGGAAATTCACTAGGGGGTGAACCTACTGCACTACCCTGGTGAATCTGCTGCACTACCCCTGGTGCAGGAGGTGCACCACCATCGAGGGTTAGGAAGTAAACATTCGACGAGTTACCCTTTGGGCCGCCCTTCCTGATTTCCTTGCGGAGCAGTCCCGACTCGCACAAGGCGGTGATGTGGTTCATAACAGAGCGCTTGCTGATCTCGCACTGGTCAGCGATGTGCTGGTAGGACGGCCAGCACTCCCCCAAATCACTGGCGTTATCCGCCAGCTTGATCAGCACCAGCTTGCGCAATGGATTGCCGACGCGAAGCTTCATCGCTGCGACCATAAGGCCCATGCTCATGCCGCACCTCCGGCAAGGACACGGAAATCTATGGTCTGAACGCCTTTCCAGCTATTGCAGGACATGCAAAGGGTTTGAAGATTTGCCATAGAGGCCTCGCCGCCCTTGCTCTCGGGAATTACGTGGTCGGCTCTCAGGCGCAACGGCTCCGAACAGCCACAGCGCAGACAAGCATGGCCATCACGAGCAAATACCTGGGCACGCAAACCTGAAGGGATCGGCGATTTTTTAGACCTACGCCGCGGCGGCAGCACGGCTGGTTGATGAACGCTGGCGTGACCCATGCGGTTCGGGTTCCACTCGCGCCCTTTTCCCGTGAGGCGAAAGCCTTCAGCGTGTAGCTCGATCAAACCCGTATCACGCAGTGCTTTCAGAAGGCGGTAAGCGGTGTCCGGCTTGTCGGTGAGCAGCGGCAGCTCATCGATGATCTTGCTCTTGCTCAGTGCGAAGTAGATCCCGGTATCCGTCTTGATTGGATTGGCCCAGCTCGGGCACTCGTAGACGAAAGCGAACAGCAGGGCTTGCTGAGAATTCAGCCCCCACTCCAACGCCTTCGCTTGATTGATCGTGACGGTGTATTGCATGTCAGGACTTCCCGACCAGCGCGGCAAGCATGAGGAAGCGCTCCACGTACCAATGCGGCGCGGTTTCGCGTGGGTTGTTGGGACTGGTGAGATTCTTGCCGAACTCCATGCCCTTCTCGGTCACCGACCAGAAATCGACCGTCTCTTGGTGGGAGTTCTTTCGCGTGAGCTTCTTGAGGTAGCCGCAGCGCTCAAGCCTGAGGTTGAAGGCCGCTGCCGTGCTGGCGATGCCGTGATCTTTGATCAGAGCGGTAACGGCCTTGGTTGGCATCGATGATCCACCAACGGCATCTGGTGCGGCGTCCACGGCATATCCCGGGAGGAACTTAGCGTCCAGGCCGTTGTTTGCCGCGATCTTGGCCAGCATCATCATCTTGCTCGACGGTGCCGGCTTCAGCAGACGGTCGAAGCACTCCAGGATCGCCAGCTCGCCGACGATCTTCGAATTGTTCGGCGCCTGGGCCGAATAGGTGCCGCTCTTGCGGATGCTCGGGAGCACCTGACCCACAACCCATTCTTCGAACTGCTCGGCGGCCGGCAGCTTCGACTTCATCACCAAGCGGTACAGGTCGCGCTCGGGGATAATCTGCACCGCGCGAACCTGACCTCCCATTTCGGTATGGCAGGTGCTCACGGCCTTGCAGTGGACGTTGATCGCCTTGGAGGTGTTCGCGTAGCCCAGGGCTTCGGCGATGTCCTTTGCAATGAACCATGGCTCGCCGTTGCCGTCATCGATGACGCGGACTGGGAAACCGTGGAAATTGAAAGGGGTAACCGGCTTAATCCGCGCCACGTTTTCTGAGATCGCAAAACGTGGCGCGTGACTGTTCAGGGTATTGCTTGAAGTGGCTTGGCTCTGCATAATCGGGCCTCTCTAGTTTTGCGAATCAGCCGACCTGCCCGTCGGCTTTTTTGTGCCTGAAATTCGGCGCTTGATGCGCGGGCTTCCCGCCCTCTCCTTCCATATCTCCCATCCAAAAATCCACTGGATGAATCACCAGCGACCTTGGGCTTCTTTCTGCACAGACCGGATAGGCCGATACTGGCTTCATGGATCGGCGGGCGGATTCGCCAGTTACGCTGCCTGCTTTTTTGTCTGGTTCTGCGATGGAAACGGCCTAACTTCTTCGGCTTTGCATCGCCCGTCCGGATAAGGCGTGACGTAAATATCGCGCCCTACTCTTATCGCCTTGCTAAGCGCGCCCTGCGTCATTTTCAGCAGGGCGGCTGCG